ACTGAAGCAGACTATTGGGTACATATATTAGCAATAGGTAAAGAAGATTATTGTAAATTAATATTTGAAGTACCGAAGTTAAGAAAGATAGCTGATAAGTTTAAAGATAACTTTAAAATGATTGGAGATAATAATGCAAGTAAATGTATTTTAATTCCTTTAAAAGAATTATTTCAATCTAAACACTTAACTTAATATAGGAGGATATAATCCATGAAGAGAAGACTTTTAATTGATGGTGACATCATAGCTTACAAAGCTTCAACTATGGCAGAGCATAGTATCAAATGGGAAGACTCAACAGTATGGACATTACACGCTGATGAGAACCACGGAAAATATCTCGCACTATCCGAGATAGAAGATTTAAAAGAAAATCTTAAAGGTGATAGTATTACAATTGCACTAACAGATGGCAACAATTTTAGAAAAGACATCTTACCTAGCTACAAGGATAATCGTAAAGAGAAACGTAAACCTTTAATATTAGGGGCAATTAGAAAATGGTTAATTGATGAGTATGACGCAATCATTTATCCAAACTTAGAAGCAGATGATGTTCTAGGTATACTTGCTACACAACCACAAAAGAAAGAAGAAAGAATTATTTGTTCTTTAGATAAAGACCTTAGACAAATTCCAGGTAAACTTTCTCAAGACGGTAGAACAATTGTTAAACGTTCTAAAGTTGATTGTGACCACTGGCATTTAATACAAACATTAACAGGAGATTCAGTTGATGGATTTTCTGGCTGTCCAAAAGTAGGAAAAGTTACAGCACAAAAAATACTAAACGATAAGAAGTTACCAGTAAGAAAACAATGGGAACTTGTTGTTAAAGCTTATGCCAAAGAAGGCTTAATGGAACATGACGCATTCCAACAAGCTCAAGTTGCTAGAATATTAAGACATGGTGACTATGACAAAAAAACTGGTGAGGTAAAACGATGGCAGATATAGTTAAAGAACCTCCTCACTATACGAAATGGAAGATTGAGCCAATCACTTTCATTATGGAAAACAACATACCGTTTGCTGAAGCTAACGTAGTTAAATACGTTATGCGTTGGCGTGACAAGAATGGCATTCAAGATTTGTTAAAAGCTAAACGGTATATTGACATGATTATTGAAAAAGAAACTAAAGACGAACAACAATTAAATTTAAAACTAGAAGGGAAATAGAATGGACTATAGTAAAGACGCACTATTGTCAGACGCAGGTCTGAGAATTTTAAAAGATAGGTATTTGACTGAGGAAGAGAACAGTCCTCAAGACGCATTCTATAGAGTATCAAAAACATTTTCAGATGATACTGCTATGGCTGACCGAATATATTCTTATGTGTCTAATCTATGGTTTATGTTTTCTACTCCTATATTGACTAATGGAGGAACTAAAAGAGGAATGCCTATTTCGTGCTTCCTTAATTATGTACCAGATAGTCGAGAAGGATTAACAGAACACTACACAGAAAATGCGTGGTTAGCTACAGTAGGTGGAGGGATTGGTGGACATTGGGGACACATTAGAAGTGACGGAACAGCAACTTCAGGTGGCTCAATATCTACTGGTTCAATTCCATTTATGCACGTAGTTGATTCAGAAATGTTAGCGTTCAGTCAAGGAAAAACAAGAAGAGGAAGTTATGCAGCATATCAAGATATATCTCATCCAGAAATTGAAGAGTTTATTGAAATGCGTAAACCAAGTGGGGGTGACGTTCATCGTAAGTGTCTTAATCTTCATCATGGTATTAATGTTTCTGATAAATTTATGTCTATTATTGACAATTGCACTATTAACCCTGGTGCCGATGATACTTGGGAACTTATTGACCCACATACAAAGCGAGTGGTTAGAAAAGTCTCTGCTAAAAAATTATGGCAAAAAATTCTTGAGACTAGAGTGGCAACTGGTGAGCCTTATCTCTGCTTCATTGACACAATCCAAAAGTCTTTGCCGGAGTCTCAGAAGAAAATTGGATTAAAAGTACATCACTCAAATTTATGTAGTGAAATTACATTACCAACAAACGAAGAGAGAACAGCAGTGTGTTGTCTGTCTTCATTAAACTTAGAAAAATATGATGAATGGAAAGAAAACGATAGCTTCATACCTGACGTGGTTAGGTTTCTCGATAATGTCTTGGAGTATTTTATTAATAACGCACATAATAATTTACACCGTGCTAAGTATTCTGCTATGCGTGAACGTAGTATTGGATTGGGGACAATGGGTTTCCACTCGTATCTCCAAAGTAAAAAAATTCCTTTTGGGAGTGCGTTAGCTAAAGGACAAAACAATGTCATATTTACTAACATTAAAAAACAAGCTTTAGAAACTTCTAGAAAACTAGCTGAAGAAAAAGGTGAAGCGCCAGACATGGAAGGTACTGGTTTACGAAATGCACACTTATTAGCAATCGCACCAAACGCAAGTAGTAGTATTATTTGTGGAAGTACAAGCCCTTCAATTGAACCTGTTCGTGCAAATGTATACAGTCAGAAAACAATGAGTGGTACATTTTTAATGAAAAATAAATACTTACAAGCATTGTTAAAAGAAAAAGAAATAGATAATGAAAAAACTTGGAAAAGTATTTTAGCAAAGCGTGGCTCAGTTAGACATTTAAAAGAATTAACTGATTGGGAAAAAGATGTGTTTGCTACAGCAATTGAAATAGACCAACGATGGATTGTTGATTTAGCTGCCGACAGACAGAAACATATTTGTCAGTCTCAAAGCGTAAACATTTTTGTACCGGCTGATGTTAACATTAAAGATTTACACTTGTTACATTTATCAGCATGGAAGAAAGGATTAAAGACTCTTTACTATTGTCGTTCAGAAGCAATTAAAAGAGCAGAAATAATTTCAACTAAGATAGAAAGGAAAGTTAGACCAGACGCAGAGGAAGATGATTGTCTAGCTTGTCAAGCTTAATGGCAAAAAAGAAAAATAATTTATTAGGTAAAGAAGAACATGAAACACGTTCTAAATATAAGAAGACAAGTATTGGACGAAGACCGAGTACCAGTATGATGAATAAAAAGAAACGGCAAGGAAGGAATAAAAAACAAATGAAATATAGAGGACAAGGAAAATGACAGACAGTAGTATTTTTGACGACATGGACAAGCCAAAGAAAAAATATTGCACTTGTCATAAAAAGAAACAATACAAATCTTTAGACGGACAAAAGCAATCTGTATTGTGGACGGTGTATCACACTGTACTTGCTGTTGAACTAGCAATAATTATTTTAATTGAAGGCGTAGAACTTTTTGATTTCTGTAGTTACTGGTGGGGCTATAACTAATGGAACACCGACACATTATAATTAGAGCAGAGGTAAAACAACCCCCTACAGATATTCGTAAAATTAAAAAATGGATTAAAAAATTAATTACGGCTATTGGAATGAAACGATTAGGTCAACCTATTGCTGTGTATTGTAACAAAAAAGGTAACCGAGGTTTGACTTGTGTATCTTGTATTGAAACTTCACACATTGCTATGCATTCTTGGGATGAGTCTAGCCCTGCTATTATCCAATTAGATGTGTACACGTGTAGCAACTTAGATAAAGAAGTTGTGTTTAGTTACCTAAATAAATTTGAACCAAAAAATATTAGTCATGTTGTAATTGACAGAAAAGATTTAATTAAAGTAGAGGAGGACATATGAGTCTATTAAAAGAAAGAAACCACTATAAACCGTTCCAATACCCATGGGCTTTCGAAGCTTATGACCAACAGCAAAAAATGCATTGGTTACCAAGTGAAGTACCGTTAGCCGAAGATGTAAGAGATTGGAATGAAAGACTTAACGATAAGGAAAAGAATTTAATAACACAAATATTAAAGTTCTTTACGCAAGGCGATGTAGATATTGCTCAAGCGTACCTTGATAATTATATTCCAAAATTTAAACCACCAGAAATTAGAATGATGTTATCTTCTATTGCAACAAGTGAAGCTAACCATGCTCATTCTTATTCATTACTTAATGATACAATTGGTTTACCAGATAGTGAATATAAAGCATTCCAAGAATATAAAGCTATGGCTGATAAACATGATTATCTTTTTAGAACTAAAGGTGAAGGTATAGAAGGCATGGCTAGAGAACTTGCAACGTTCTCAGCTTTTGGTGAAGGCTTACAACTCTTTGCTTCTTTCGTAATGTTATTAAATTTTCAAAGATTTGGTAAAATGAAAGGAATGTGTCAGATAGTTACCTGGTCCATTAGAGATGAAAGCCACCATGTAGATAGTATGATTAAATTATTTCATGCTTTAATAGATGAAAACAAACATATTTGGAATGATGACTTTAAGAAAACTTTGTATGACATTGCTAGAGATATGGTATCATTAGAAGATAAGTTTATTGATTTAGCATTTGAACAAGGTGGAGTAGAAGGTATTGAACCAAATCAAATTAAACAATACATACGTCATATTGCAGATAGAAGACTATTACAATTAGGATTAAAACCTAATTTTGCAGTAAAAGATAACCCATTACCTTGGTTAGATTGGGTTTTAAATGGCGTAGAACACACAAATTTCTTTGAAAATCGTGCTACAGAGTACGCAAAAGGAAGTATGACAGGAGATTTATGGGGTTAATAGTACCCATATTAGAAGGAAAAAGATATGAACCATTTAGATGATATTCAATTGCCGTACACGGTGGAGGAACTTATCAATGTTCTAGATAAAGTTTTTCCAGAGAAAGCCCCTGATTTAAAAGATGACGAACGTACAGTTTGGCATAAAGCAGGGCAAAGAAGTGTAGTCACATGGCTACTTGAATTAAAAAACAGAAACGAAAATAATTTATTAGGGGAGAAGTAATATGTGTTTTTCATCAACAAAAGCAGCACCGGTCATTACAAGACCAGACCCTAATATTAAATATGTCGATGGAAACATTATGAATCCAAAAGACAATCCACCAGAGATAGATACAACTCCGGTGAAGAAACAAGAAAAGAAAAGCAGTGTATCACAATCTTCAGATGTAACTACAAGTAGTTCGTCTGATTTAACGATACCTCAATATTAAAGGAGAAACAATTATGTGTATGGGAAGACCGTCAATGCCACCTGTTCAAGAAACAGTTGCGCCAGTAAGACAAGCAGTTTCATCAGGCGATGAATTAGCACCTACTATTGAATTAGCTTCAGAAGACGCTTTAGAAATAGGAAAGAAAAAGAAGAAGAAAACAGGTACTACTCAAATGCAAACTGATATTACTATTCCAGGTACAACACCACAAGCGTAGGTACTATAAATGCAGACAGAAAATTTAAACAACACGGCAGAAAGCCGATACAATTCTCTGTCCGAAAAAAGAGAACACTTTCTTGAAAGAGGAAGACAATGTTCGGAATTGACGATACCAACTTTAATACCTGAAAATTCATTTACCCCAACACAAGATTTTTATAGCCCCTTCCAATCAGTTGGAAGCAGAGGTGTCAACAACTTAGCCAGTAAACTCTTACTGTTGCTACTTCCCCCAAATCAACCATTTTTTAGATTAGCGATACAAGGTAAAGCTAAAGAACAAGTAGAAGAACAACCACAACTTAAAACTGCTATTGAAAAATCATTAGCAAAAATTGAACGTGAAGTTATGGGTAAGATTGAATCACTTGCAATTAGAGTACCTACATTTGAAGCTATTAAACATTTAATTGTGGGTGGAAATGTTTTATGTCATATACCTAAAGTTGGAAGTATGAGAGTATTTCCTCTTAATCAATATGTATGTAAAAGAGACGGTGACGGTAATTTATTAGAAGTAGTTGTAAAAGAAACTGTATCAATTGTAGGATTAGAACCAGAAGTTAGAGAACAAATCTACGCTCAAATGAGTGAAGAAGAAACTAAATCTGAAACTACTTGTGATTTGTATACACATATTTACAAACTAGATAATAAGAAATTTTATGTTTGCCAAGAAGCAAAAGGAATTAAAATACCTTCTTCAATTGGTGAACACAATGCAGACCAACTACCATGGTTATGTTTAAGAATGGTACGTGTGGATTCTGAGGACTATGGAAGAAGTTACGTAGAGGAATTTATTGGTGACTTGAAGAGCCTTGAAGGATTATCTCAAGCGCTTGTAGAAAGTGCCGCTGCGTCAGCTAAAATGGTTTTCATGGTTAAACCAAATTCAACAACAAAGAAAAGAGACATTGCAGTTTCTAGAAATGGTGACATTATTTCTGGAAGCAGAGACGATGTTTCTGTTTTACAAGCAGAGAAATTTTACGATTTACAAACAGTAGAGAAAGCAATTGGTAGACTTGAAGAAAGACTAGCATATGCATTCCTACTTAATACAGCAATTCAACGTCAAGCAGAGAGAGTTACTGCTCAAGAAATTAGATATATGGCTAATGAACTTGAAACAGCTATGGGTGGAATTTATTCTTTATTATCACAAGAATTACAATTACCTTTAGTTTCTCTTTTAATGATGAGAATGGGAAGTAAAAATGAAATACCAAAACTTCCAAAAGGTTCTGTAAGACCTACTATCATAACTGGTGTCGAAGCACTAGGTCGTGGTAATGACTTACAAAAACTTAGAGAGTTTGTAGGAGAGATAGGACAGTTAGCACAAATGAATCCTCAAGCAGTTCAATTATTAAACATAGGTGATTTAATTGAAAGACTTGCTACAGGACATGGAATTGAAACTGAGAAC